TTGTTCACTAATTTTCTTTGGTCCAGCTCCATACATAATACCAAAGGTTACTGCTTTTGCCATCTGCCTTTGTGTGCCAAACTGTTCTGCTACCTCGTCTACTTCGCAAGGAAGATTAAAGACGAGCTTTGCAATGTTTGAGTGAAAGTTTCCACCGCTTCTGAATACATCCATAAGGTTTTTATCATTTGCAAGCACAGCGGCACAATATACCTCAGCTGTGGTTAAATCCATTGCAACTATCTTCTTGCCTTCTGCGGCTCGAATACATCCTTTCACAATCGGATTGTCTCGAGGAATCTGTTGCATATTCATTTTACCACTTGATGATAGCCTTCCAGAAGTTGTTCCATGCAGGTTGAAACCTGTACGAAGTCTACTGTCTCTATCAAGCTGTGGATAAATTTTGTCAAGATATGTACTCTTAATCTTAACTTTCTGTCGTATATCGAGTACTAATTGTGGTACTTCATGCTCCTCGGCTAACTCTTTTAGCACTTCCGCATCAGTACTGTGCGCACCCGTTCCAGTTTTCTTACCTGTAGGTTCCAATCCTAGAAAGTCAAAAAGTAATCCTCTCAGTTGTAATGTACTATTAGGATTGAAGTCTTTACCTTGATTATGTTCAAACTCTTTGATAGCTGGATAAGTATATAACTTTTTAATAGCTTCATCAATTTGTTCTTGCATAAGTACTGAAGATGTTTGAAGTCTGTCTTTATCAAAAGGAACTCCTGCATCCTGAATATCTGTCAGGAATCTACAGCCTGGAATAAGAATATCTCTATACACTCCATACAATCTTTGATTTTTCACTAGTGCATTTTCAAACTTTTGAAATAGTAAGAAAGTACACACTGCATCCATAGCAGCATAGTCTTGCATTACTTCAAAAGGAATAAGATCCCAACTGAAGCTACCTTTGAGTATACCATTTCTACGGCAGTAATCATCTATCCATTCGTACATACCTTTTTCATAGTCTCCATATGGAGTGTACTTAAGAGATAGTTGTTTCAAACCATGTGTGCCAGGATTCTCATCTAGCATATAATGAAGTAGCATAGTATCTTCGAACCTTGGAAACTTAAATCTAAAGTGATACTCAAAGAACGCTAAGTCAAACTTAGCATTGTGAAAGACTACTCTTTTCTTGTTAAATATTTGTTGAAGTAATACTTCTGCTGTTTCATCTATACACTCACAGTCTATATACACTCCATGCTCTGCTTCATAAGATAAACTAATACCAAGCATATATCCATCTCGGGGGTACAAACCTGAAGTCTCAGAGTCAAGAGCAACAAAGTCATTCGCATGATCTCTAGCTTTGATTAGGTATCTATGAAGTTCTTTCGAATCTCGGATACCATAACACTTGTCGTCTCCAAGCTTTTGTTGTTTTAGTTGTCCTTTTGTATATTTGACTATGTTCTCTCTTGATTCTTCCCATGTCTTTTTTGCTTCAGGTTTGAACGCTAACATAGCAGGATTAATTACTGGTAGGTACTTGTCATCAATACATCTACCACTATATTCTGTTACAGAATTCTGATTCGTAAAATACTTCAAACACTCAGAACCAACAAGTATAATCCAATCATAGTCATCTTGATTAATCTCAATATCACAGTCTCGTTTTAATACTTTCTTAATTGTTGGATCAGAACATAATTCATACTTATCAAACTGTATTTCATTCTGAAATAACTTTACATAGTCATTACGACTAGGTTTACTTTCTACTAGGGCTATTTTAGCCATATAATGTCTCCTTTAATTCTTTTACTTTTACTTTATTTAAAGCGCCCGCATCCCCTAATTGTACAGGCAATCTTATATTTTTTGATAATAACTCTGCTATTTCACAGAGTTCGGCAACTCGAGTAGCAGCTTCTTGTCCTGCTTCGTCAGGATCAAATAGTATATCTACTGCAGATACTCCTTGCATTTTTAATAATTTTAACTTGTCAACATCAATGTTTCTAGTTCCAAAACAACAAACAGCATTTTCTAAGCCTTTGTCGTGCAGATTTAACATATCAAATATACCTTCTACTAAAATTACTCTACCCTTGATAGGGCGGACTCGAGCAGGATACAAAGGTAGCAATGCCTTCGGGGGATGTATTAAATACTTTGGAACATCAGTTGGGGACTGTGTTCTGCAGTTAAATGCTACTATTCTTCCTGTCAAGTCCTTAATTGGAAAAGAAATTCTACCTGTAAATGGTTTGTCTGGATGCAAAAATGCATCAAACAATTTGTAACTTTCTGGAGTTATCTCCCTCCAGTTACCCACATAAGGCATAAAATTCTTTGGCATCTTCAATCCTATCGAAGATGCTCTTTTTTCTTCTATCTTTCGTCTAACCTTTTCTCTACGAATATCTAATGGATTCGAAGGGGCATCATAGTGATTAAATAAGTTGCCCTTATAGCCACACGAAAAACAGTTGAATACACCTGTAATTCTATCAATTCTCATACTAGGATTACTGTCGTCATGCTCAGGATTGAGACACTTAACTATAGCATCTGCTGGAGATAGCTTGTATGGTATTTTTCGTTCTTGTAATAGTTCTTCTACTGTCATGCTAATGTTACTACTAAAAATGCTATAATAAATACTGGTATTACTAATATTAACCATAGTGTTAATGCATAGAAAAAATGTTCTAAAAATACTTTCATAGTTTTTTGTGTTTCCACCCCTTTAATTCATCTCCAAGTTTTTCAAAATCTGTCATAGCTTTTCCACTTGGATCTTCTTTGTGTTCGTAATACTTACTCTTCCAAGCAAGTTCTACCATTTGAAACCATATTGCTATGGCTTTGTTTCTAAATTCTTTATCGCCCCACAAGTAAAACATATTCCACCACTCTTTTTGGAAACGGAATACTTCTACATCCATTGTTTTAAACATCCAGCCATCTTTGTGTGTCTTAACTATTTCTTGCATTGCTCTTAGTCTTTGACTTCCTGCAATCGGATAATAACTAGGCATGGTTAGTATTGGCGATTTCATTCCATGCTCTATTAAACTTTCCTTCAAGGGTTCATTAACTGGTACTTTGTGAATGTTATCACGCACAGTTGGTTGATTCAGTAAAAACTTTACTGATCTAGTCTCCCTGTCGAAAGGTGGCAGAGCAATTAACTCTGCCGTTTCCTTACTGATTCTATCTGCCGCCACTGTTTCTTACCTTTCTCCATAGTCCATGTCTGCGTCTCTTCTCAATTTCCATACGAATCATATATGTTCTTATCAATGCTACTACTGTAAATATAAAAGTAGTAGTTAAAGATATAAGAAAGGCACTTGTCCATTCCCACTTCTCTATCATTAACCATAACATAAATGTTTGTAAAGGAAAATTAATTACTAGAGCAGCGCCTACTTGCACTAAAGATTCCTGTAGTGCGGCTTTTTCTGTTTTAGTCATTTATTTCGTCCCATAGTTGTTCTTCGAGTTCTGTCTCATAAATTATTCTGAACTCCTCGATTGTTGGTGTCATCACCTTTACTGGTGAATTCATTAATTCTCTTACATGTCTAGTGTAAGCAATTAATAGTTGTTGTTCTGTGTATAATATCATATGTCGTCTACATTTTCTCCTGTTGCCATATTATCTTTAATTGCTTCTCGTTCTTTAGGATTGATTGCTGACTGAGGTCCAATCTTTAAAGTTTCCCAGTCTACTGTACTAGTAAAACTTTCCATACGATTACTTCTCATTTTGACACAATTAAATGTCATACACTCATCCTGCTGCTCCCATGTCTCTAATGCATAGGCAGCATCTGCTGCATCAAGAATACCTTTTGCAAACCTAGCTTCTCCACTTGCATCCGTCTGGTAGGGTGCAAAGACAAGCGTTTCATATTCTTGTGCGTACAATTTCATTTTCTTACTGACTTCTATTTGTTCTGTCCAGTCATATTGACCTGAGCGACTTGGTGCATTGTGGCGACGAACTTGGTTTAGATAGTCTACTATTACTACTCCGACATCTAGTTGATTGACTTTCTTATCTAATTCAGACTGAATCTTTGAAAGTGTAAGTGCTGGATCATAGATGACATCTAACTGTCTTTCTTTGTGGAGAGGAAGTTTTGTTAAGGCTTTATGGAATGCTTCAAAGTCATGAGTTTTTTGAAACTCTGGCAATAAATCATGTCCACCATCAAAACGACCTGCCCACCATCCACCAACCATGTTCCATTCTTGGGCTGAAAGCATTTTGCTTCTTAGTCTGGAGAAGGGAATCTTTGTAGCAATAGAACATATTCTCTGAAGTATTGATCTACTATCCATCTCAATAGTAAAGTACAAGGCACTACGCCCAGCTTCATATACATTGGATGCTAGATTACAACAAGTTAGAGATTTTCCTGAACCTCGTCGTCCGCCCACAAGCACTAAGTCTTTGGGAGAGAACTTAATCTGTGAGTCATACTCACTATTGAGTCCTAAGGGTAAATACTTCGCTAGTTCTTTGTCATCCTCAAAGAGAGATATGCTCTGCATACTTTCTTCGGGCGGCTTGACATCTACCTTATCACTTACCCTTAAAACTATTTCTTGTAATTGTTCTATGTTTTCTTCTGCGCTAGCCATAGCGACTGTGTTATCGATATAGGAATCCAACTCATCTAGTATTTCTACTTGTGCATATTCATTCTTCAGATAGTCAAGTAAAAGCCAAGCGTCTACCTCGACATCTACAGACTCGATTGCGAATATTTTTTCTTGGAGTTGTCGATCTCGTACTTCATAAGAGAGATCTTCGAATTGGGGAAGGTCTTGATAATTATCGATATGCTTATCAAGGATGCGGAAAATTGACTGGTACTCGCCAGGTAGGTAATGTTCTTTTAACTTAGACCATGTGTCTAAATCTTTCTGAACTATAATCTGTTTTAAAAGCGCTGACGCTATATTCAATTGACCTCTCCCAAAGTAATAAAAAACGGGCAGGGGCGGACCCCTGCCTTACACTAATCAAAAGATTAGG